TGGTGTGCATGCATACGCTTACCAGAATCGAAGGGAGGTCGTGGTACACTTGACCGCTGGCGCTACGGGGCGATATATTATAGACCCCGTTCTACTCCCTTTAGCCAATGGCTTATAAGAAATCTAAGAAGATGCAACGCAGCAATAAGATTGAACCGTCTGTTCAGACGTTGACTTTCTTGACTAGTGAAGTTGGTCCTGGACCTAACGCAACTGATTATATCGATCTGTCACAAGTGGCATCGTTAGTTAATCGACGATTCTATCGTCAAGGTATTAATTGGGCTGTCGCAGGATTCAAGTTTTTGAGACCTGCAGGATTTGAAGGCACAGTACGTGTCGCAAAATTACCCAACACTTGGGTAATGTCGAATGCATGGGAGAAGTCTATGCGAGCATGGATGAAGATGAATAATGAAGCACTTGCTGAAACTGAATCTATTCGGCCACGATTTTTAGATTTTAAAATACACGCCGATGCTCAACATTTCACTGCTGGTTTTGCAGCAAATTTGTTGCCTATATCTTCAGACGTTGTTTCCGAGGGAGTTTATGTCGCTGGTGAATGGGAAGCGTCTAAGATTGTTGTTCCTTTTGGACCTTCTTTGCCAGGTAACACCACTGATCTATCTTTGATGGCTGTTGGTGCTAACTATGACGGAGCAACTGCTCCTGTTGTTTCGTTGATTGAAGGTTACGCTGCTTCACGTGGACTTCCAAATGTGTTAGATCCTAACGCACCTGGAGATGCTGATGATGCATCAGGTTCTACTCCAGAGAATTGGATGGCTGCTATCTTCAACGAAGGTACAGACCAGACATCCGAAGTACTTGAGGATATGATTGCAGAAAATAATATTGCACCTTATCCATTCGAGAATGATGGTGTCAATTTGGATACTATGTATCCGGGCGGAGCAAACCAAGGTGTTGGATTGCAAATTCACGACTTGGAATATATTACCCCGACAACCATTGGCGGTACAACCCGAATTAAGGGTGGTAATTTCCCATGTGGTTTAGTTCAAATTCAAACTACTAACACAGGTCTAACAAATCGATTGATTTTGCAAATTGATTTGATACCAGGAAGTCACAGAGGCTATCTGTGCGAACCTATGACGGAGATGTGAAGAATGAATGCTGCTGCAGAAACAATCGAAGTCGCAAAAGAAGCGGTGACTGCCGGTTCAATACTTAATCATCTGAAAAACAATCGCCTGGAGTATTTGTTAGGCGTTGGTCTTCTCCACCTCTTGGGTGTGTCAGATGCCGTTATCACCAAAGTGTCAGGAGTGTGCTTCTGATGGCTTACAATTACGGAAAAACTTTCAAAAAAGACGGTAAGTCTGTACGTTACCGTTATACTAACAAGGATAAGGCTACCAAGAAACTTGTTGCCGTAAATCCTAAGAAAAAAAACACACGTAGGAAAACCACGAAGTGATGTTTATGGATTGTCCTAGATGCCATGGCAATCGAGGAACATGTGTCGAAATAGACGACCATGAACCGCCTATCGTTCACTATACTTGTGAACTATGTGATATGGAGTGGGTTGAATGAATTTCTTTGAAATGGGTGGATTGATTATCGAACTCGATTCGGAATCGGGAAATCCACAGATACCAGTCGAAGCACGTGTAGTGTTAGCGGCTGGTGAAAAATCTTATTCTAATTCGAAATTGAAACATACTGCAGGTATGTCTGATATTGCATTTATGAATGCATCTAGCAGAAGAGATCGCACTGCTTTAATTGCGATGATAGACGAAGCACCATCTGCACCTCCTGGTGCTGGTTTACCAGGTGCCGCATGGAATCTACTCAAGAAAGCACCTGGCTTTTTTGTAGACGTTCAACAGTATTCGATGACTCCACGGTTTGTGTTCGAACGAGCCGAAAGACTGGAAAATCGTTAATCATCTTTAAGTGACGGTGTATACACCGAGGGATATGTCCCGGTTATACTTGAAGATAAAAATAGATGGAAAATGGAGTTTTCATCCAGCGAATACACCTTACGAGCAATACATTTTGAAGCAACTTTGCGAATGTGGGGCGTGTGTGAAATGAGTATAGGCCCTCAATCTTCTTTATTGGGGTCAATATCCCGATGTATTAACTGCGGGTATGATTATTGTGGGTGTTGGCGATGAGTCCGCAGCTTGATTTACCAAGCATCGGCGAAGAGCAATTGTGTTATGCTTGTCATAACGTCATGGAACTTTACGGAACCGTAGAGTACATGGCACCATGGCACTGTAAGTGTCAAAAACGGAAATTAGTGAAGCGATCCGTTCAACAATTGATTTCTCATCAATGTAAATGTCCTGTTCGAACACTGAAAGTGTCAGGACGACGCATCGTATATTGCCGATGTGAGTAAAAATCTTACACATCTTGTGTGTATAGTTTTTAGACCTTCACCTCCGGTGGAAGGGCGAAGAAGATGGTAATGGTGTGCATGCATACGCTTACCAGAATCGAAGGGAGGTCGT